AGCGCACGGTATAATAAACTATTTGCTTATGCTCGCGGCGGTCCGCATTCACTTGCTCGCTTCCGCTTTCCTGCTCTACACGCTGAGCCCAAGCCGTTGCGTATTCGGTCCACGTTTGTAATTTCTCTCCTGTATTGGCGTCGATAGTTTCCGCATAACTCTGCAAACTAACTAGTACATCCATAGATCCCGACTGCATTAGAGTATTATTTGGATTTTGTAAGGGTCTAAAAGATACTCGAAGCCTAAAGATATCTTGGCTTGTATGGTTCCAACTACAATAGCATTCCTGTTATCGTAATACTGACCGACTAAAAGCAAAGCGGCGTGTTTAATTGCCATCGGAAAAATAGTATCTGGGTCAACGCTTGCGGTTCCCACTGGATTAAATCCTTCAGATACTTCAATAATGTACTTAATTGTATCGTCTGTGATTGAGTCGGGCGCAGTATTGATAAAGATATTTCGTGAGTAGTTGCCCATTGGGTCGGGCGCTACTATCCAATCGCTGCCAGCAAATGCCGTTACCGCTTGGCTAGAGTTTACATAACTTACAGAGTTTACAGCCAATACGCGGCTATTTACCCGTAGATAATTGCCAGAAGGTATATTGAGGCCGTTAACGGGATTGATAAGCGCAGGCGAGCCCGTAAAGCTATCAAAGCCGTATTTTGCCGTACCCTTCTTAATTGAGTAGCCCAAGTAGTTGCTGCAGGCGTCAACGGCCATACTGATAAGACCGCTAATATAACTGTCATCATCTGAGGCAGTAACGCGCAAATGCTGTTTAGCGTCGGCTAAACTCAAGTAGTCTGTGGCTACATTTGCAAAGGCTGTGTATCTTCTACTTTTAAACATTATTCTGCGTCTAGTTCGGTCTCTGGGTTAGTCGGTTTCTTTTTACTCGGCTTAGGTGTAGCTACAATTTCAACAGCCCCAGCCTCAAGTAGTAACTCGGCTTGCTTTGTTTCAATGTCTACCACTTCGCCCAAGTTGTAACTTAGGTTAAAGTGCCCTGTTGGATTAATCAAAAATTTTACTAACATTTGGCCCGAGGGGGGTGCAGTCAAGACCCCCCGCAGCACTCGGAATTTAACGCCCCCGAGCGGGCTAGTGATTAGGCAACGATGTCCTTACAAACTGCGAAGGCAGTAGGCTGCAACAAATTGCAATCCATGTAAGCGTTAAGCACAACGTTAGTTAAGCCAGCAGTAGCTCCAGAATATGGGTCTACTGTGAGCTCCATTCCGCCGAAACTCGCAATAGCCATCTTGCTGAAGTCTCCGAAGATCATTGCAGACAAAGTAGAACTAGAACCTTTAGACAAGTTGCTAGGAACCAAAGTTGTTGTCGCAACATTGTAACCGTTCAACTCAGTGCCACCAGAAGGCCAGATAAAGTTACCTTCTACGCCTGAGGCTTGACGGGCAGTAGTTTGCAATTTAGCTTTAACTAATGGGTTTGTCAAATAAGCAACACCGTTTCCGTTAGCGTTCTCAACCGCTTTCATCAAGTTAACAACATCGGCCCAAACTGGAGCGATTCCGTTAGCGTTGGTAGAGTTAGAAGTTGCACCACCTGCAAAAGTTACGTTAACGTTAGCGTTTGCAATAATACCAGTAGGCTCGTTAGAACCACCGCCTTTAATAGCAGCAGTTTCCAAAGATTGTGCCATTGCATTTAACAACCAGTTTCTTACGTAAGCATCAATCGAGTTGCTAGATTGCAACATCAACTGATTAGATACCTGAATATAGGCAGCCAAACGCTTAGGGCTAAAAGTGATTTTTGAGAAAGCGGGGCTCTTTTCGGTAGCTGTGCCGTTTTCAGTATTCCAACCTGCGCTAGGTACAGTGCTAGCAGTAGGCATATCCAAGTTGCCAACCAATCCGCTTAAACGTTGAACGCCCAAGTTAGCTAAAACTGTGCGAGGAAGCAAAACGTCAATAATAGAACCTACTGAAGTTTGGACGTTAACACCACCTTCAGAACCTGAAGTACCGCCTGTTGCAGTCATGTCGCGCTTAAATACCGCGGAAGGGATTTTAATAGAGTGAGCAGAAACGCTAACGCCTGAACGTTGGAACTCGTCGCCACCCATTGCAGAAAATTCTCCTTCAACACCTTCACGGCGTCCAGTAACAGCCATTTCAATAGCGCGCTTAAAGCTGTAAGCGTCGGCCATTTTACCTTTTTCTACTTCTTCGCTACGGCTTGCGCTGTGGCCTGCGGCTTGAGCTGCAAGGTTTTGCAATTTCTCTAGGGTTTCAACCTCTGCTTTGATCGCGCCCAAACGAGCCTCGATTTCAGACAAACGGTTAGTTTCATTGTCAGCCATTGAACGCGCTTCACGCTCGATGGTTGACTGCAAGGTAGACAATTCGCCGAGCAAACGTCCACGCTCTTCTTTTAGGGCTTTAATTTTATTCATGATTTTTGTTTTTTTTAATAGTTTGTGTATCTGGCTAAAGCAAGTTTTAAAATATCCGCGCTTACTTGGCTTTGTTTTGCGGCTTCAATCTCTAGCTCTTGGTCTCTTGTTGCTGCAATACTGCGAGCGTCCGCTTCTGTATCGTCGTAGGCAGGATAAGTAACTGGGCTCACGTCGTAAAGGTCTTCAATAACTTTAATAGTACGCTTTCCCATTGTGCCGTATTTTTCTGACTCGCTCCAGTTCTGCTCTTTAATTGTAAAAGCAAATGAGCTTTGCGTAATGTCTCCGCGCATAATAGATCTAACTACTGACATGTGCGTAGGGTTCTCATAATCTGGAACCCAAGTATATTCTAAATTACCGTCGCCATTTACAAACACTCTGCAAGTGTCTGCCTTTGTGCGGCCTAAAATTAAATCGGCTTCATGATTAAACAAACAACGGATATCGTAATCCTTACTTAAAGCATTGTCAAACGCCCCTGCCATTATCACCTCTTCAAAATATCCAAGGTCAGTTACTGAATTAATAACAGCAGCGATGCCACCAATTTCTTTTGGCATGCCTTCGCCCTCTGCTCTAGTGTGGACGGTGCCCGTAAATGTGCGCCTTTCTTGTTTCATTTTAATTATTTTCTAAATTATTTACGCCCTCGGGGTTATTGTTTTTGTCTGCGGTCGCCATAAGGTTTGCAATCTTGGCATCCATATACTCGTTTATTTGACTTGACGGCATTAAGTTGGCTTCAATTAAATATTCGTCGCCACCATCAAAAGCGTTAACATCCTCGTATACTCGCGCCTCGTTACGTGAAAGCCAGCCGCCGCGGATGCCTTTATTATAATAGTCTGCGCGCTCATTGGCGGAGGCTCTCAATAGTGAGTTGAAATTAAATTTAAAGTAATATGTAAGCTTGTCATTTTCTGTTAACAGCTTGCGGGCTAATTCCTGCTCGATGTTTATAGCGTAGCTCATTAAAGTGCGGGCGTAAAAATCTTGGTATTCCTGTTCAACACTTGACTTAATCCCTGCAGTTGCGCCTATCATAGAAGCGGGCACTCCAAAAATCCGCGCAATTTCCTCGCTGGAAAATTTACGGGTCTCAAGATACTGCGCCTCTTCAGGGCTTAGGCTTAATTTTTCCATCTTGATTCCGTTAGGAAGCACAGCGCTACGGCTTGCCCCGTCGATTACGTCATCCAAAGATTTCTTTAACGGCCCTGCTTGATCTATTTTAATTTGTGCGTCTGACGTTAACAAAAATTTCAATACTCCATTTTTATAAACTCCCGCGCTCTGGCTAATTGCTGCCAAGTCAATACCTAAAGTTTCGGCGTGCAATACTACAGGGCTCAAACCTACTAGCGGATTGTCGCCACACATTCCTTTGAAGTGTAGCATTTCCGTTGCAGGAATCATGCCCGGGTATCCTGCGAGTGTAACCTTGTAAAATAAAAGGCCGTCCTGCATTACTGGCGTTACATACTGAGGCGCGATTGGGTGCAACTCGATGCCAATGTTTCGCACATCGCGATTAATAAAAGCGTAAGCGTTACCAGTTAGCGCTAAGTGGCTAGTCATGTACTTGGTAAAATCGTATTTAGTTTGATAGGGATTCGGCTCGTTAGTTAAAGCTGTGGCGTAGTGGATTATAATTTGATCCCTGTTCTGCCCGTCATCTTTATACAACTTCAACCCTAGCCCCGCGATTCCATCAGCAATAACTCTAACGCAAGCGTGCACGGATGCAATACTTAGCGCCGTTGTATTATTTACGGCTTGGCCGCTTTTGGTTTGGTAGCCAAAAATATTGTTTAAAGTGTTAACGAACCAGTCCGCGGGCTGCGTTAGCATTGACCGCTTTTCTGTTTTCCGTTCCCAAAATCTTAAATTCATCGGTGCAAATTACAACTGCTTAAATTTTGCCGTGTTAACAAATCTTATTTATTGCGCCCCTGGGCTAGCCACCTGCAAAGAGCCGAGCGAAATACATCGTAGTTTTTATAGCGTGGCACGCCGTACCTTTCTAGGTACTCAGCTTCCGTTGCGTTATAGGCATCCTCATAAGTGCGATACTTAGGAAGGTTAAAATAATACTTGTTCATAAAGTCGTCTACAAATCTCATAAGCTTATAAACCAAAAGTCCGTTTCTTTTTCTTTGGCAGCGTCTTGCATAGCAGTTCCCAAAGCCATCACAATACTAACAGGCCCGTCGACCTTATCGCCGCTCTTTGCTTTGTTAATCTTGATATTGCCCGCAGGATCATTCGCAAGTAATACGTTACCCATCATCCAACGGGTAACTGGGTTGCCATCGTGTTTAAGTCTGCCGTCCTTTACTAGTCGCTCAAGTTCCTTAGTTGGGCTGCTCATTGAAATAAAGCCCTGTCCAAAAGGAAACATTTGCAAGCCCTCGTTTTGTAAATCAATTACAAGCTGCGAAGCGTTGAAACGATCGTAAGCAATATCTTTAATTTCAAACTCCAAAGCCAAATCTAATATTTGCGCTTTGATAAAATTATAATCCGTTACGTTGCCATCGGTTGCAGTAATTACACCGTCTGCAATCCATTGCCTAATAGAAGCCCCTGCTGCATCCTTTCTTTTGTAGGCTGCCTCGCTTGGCAAAAAGTACCAAGTCCTAATCGCTGAGTATTCGGGCCAATACAAAGTAAACGCGCAAAAGTCTCCAGTGCTTGCCAAATCCAAACCGCCGTAACAAATCCCGTCTAGCTGTTGAGACTCGGCGCATTCCATCCAAGTACTGTCATTAATCCAAGTCATGGCCGTATCTGTCCACACGTTTAACAACTTAGTTTTAAATTCAACTTCTTTGTGTACAAACTCCTTAGCCTCGGTTAGTGCCTGCTCTAACTGACGCGGATAAACCGAAATGCCCCAATTAGGATTAGCCTTGGCCCAGTTTGCCGAGTCTGTCCAATCGTCGCCCTCATCGAGCGTGTAAATGACGCTGAACAAAGCATCGTCTACAATCGCCCCAGATAAAACAGAGGCGCAGTAATTGCGATGCTTATAGCAAGGCGACTCACGATTAAAGCCCGCCGTCGTAATTGTAAATAACAACGGTTGCCTCCTTGCCCCCATCGAGTTGCGCAATACGTTGTAAAGCTCATCGTTTGGGTGCGCGTGGTATTCGTCAATAACGGCAAAGTGCGTGTTTAGCCCATCCTGTTTACTTGGGTTCCATTCCAAGGGCTTATAG